TTGATGCGAGTTGATCCACTTGAGAACTTTGGTCGTCTCACCTCTATCAATGCGGTGTATCTTAAGCGATGAAACCTGTAGCTATAGTAACTGGGTCGTTTGGTTACATCGGCTCAGTTCTTATTAAAGTTCTAAAAGAAAATGATTACTACGTTGTCGGAATTGACAACGATCCCGATGCGCTAAAATGTTGGATGACAAACAAGACCAGAACAAAGTATTGTGATGAGTTCCTTGGTGATTGTTTTTCCAGCGCGCCCGCGAGACAAGTATTCAAAGATTATCCCGAAGCGACTGTATTTCATCTCGCGGCAAGTAGCTTACTTGGTCCCAGCGCGTATTTGCCTCTTGAATACTTCGAGAACAACACCTCGAAGACTCTCAAGCTCCTACAGAATTTGAAGCCGACTCACAAGCTTATCTTTGCTAGCACGGCAGCAGTTTACGCCGAAACTGATAAGGTTGTTACAGAAGCAAGTAGAATCAGCCCTCCGAACAACTACGGTCTTTCGAAACTCTGGTGTGAGCAGATGATCGATTCTTGCTATGAAGTCAAGGAATTGAGAGCAGCTTCGTTTAGATTCTTCAATGTCATTGGTGCTTATGGCGACGTTGGGCAGCAACCAAACACTCCCCACATTATCAATAAACTTTGTGATAAAGCCATAATGGGTGATACACCGTTTGTTATTCATGGTGACAACTATGACACCAGAGATGGTACTTGTGTCCGGGACTACTTACACGTTGTCGATGTCTGCAGAGCTCTAATCCACGCTGATAAATACCTGAGCGGCAAGGATCCTTGTTCATTGAAGTTCAATCTAGGAACCGAAACAGGAACCTCTGTTCTAGATATTGTCGAGATGTTCAACAACCTTTGTAGGAAGGTTGAATACAGAGTCGGCGTAAGGAGAGTAGGCGATCCGCCGTTCCTAGTCGCAAATCCTAACAAGTTCATCAGAACAACTGGGTTCCAATACAAGTATAAACATCATGACTTAGACATAATGATCAAATCTGCGTGGGAGTATCGTAATGGCTTTCGAAAAATTTGAGTTTAACGGTCCTATTTTTATGACCAAAGAATCTAAGTTTGAGGACATAAATGAGGTTCTTCCTAACCATAACATTACGAATTCATATGATGATTGGTTAAAATTTAATACCAAAATGGTGGAGATTTATAATGACACCAATCAAATGAATAGGGAATTCTTACGTACTTACAACGCGCATCCCAACAGCGATTGGCACACGGCATGCAATATAGAAGAACAAGAATTGCAAAAGTTTATAACCGAAAATAATATCTCTTCGTTTATGGTTCAACCAGTCGCAATATACAATGGTCAAACGCTAACGGCTGCAACCAAGAGATTGAGCGACTTATCAGATCCTTTCTTTACTACACTTCGTGAAGATGGCACCGAAATTGTATTATATCAATTATACAAACATGATCCATCATCAACATCTTATAATAAATATTTAGTGAGGTATGCGACATACAATGGCATTTGAAGAAAATGAAATCTCTGCCAAGTCTTTTGGCGGAACTGAAATGGTTAAGCGCGCGATCGCTGCGCGTATGCCAGAGGGTCTAGCTGACGAGTTTCAGATTATCTGCTCTAGAGTTAGAAATATTGAGGAAGACAAGATTAGAGTGTATTGGTTGCACGATCTTCCCCAGGATCCAGAAACTAATCATCTCAGGGATGCTGTCAGCCGAGACCGTTTCCACAAGATGGTATTTTGCGGTAACTGGCAATACAATCAATACCTGAACACTTTGGGGATTCCTCCAAATGATAAGTGCGCGGTGATTGACACTCCAATCGTACCAATCGATTACAAGAAAAAAACCAATGAAGAGATTCGACTTATCTATACATCAACACCGCAAAGAGGGCTGGCTCTTCTTGTGCCAGTGTTTGAAGAGCTTTGTAAGAAACACTCAAACATTTACCTCGACGTGTTTTCGAGCTTTGAAATCTATGGTTGGGGCGAAGCGGACAAACAATTCCAAGACCTCTTCGAAAAATGCAAAAACCACCCAAATATAGTCTATCATGGATTTGCTCCTAACGAAGTAGTTAGAGAAGCTCAACAGAAGGCTCACATCTTTGCGTATCCTTCTATCTGGCAGGAATGCAACAGCCGAGCTCTTATTGAAGCAATGAGTGCTGGAGCTCTTTGTATTCATCCTAATCTTGCTGGTCTGACCGACACTTCTGGTAATCTAACAGCGATTTATCAGTATGATGAAGATCACAACCTTCACGCCAATAAGTTCTATCAGCTTTTGGATCATGCTATCGGTATCATTCATGAAGACAGCACTCAGAACTACCTACGTTACGTGAAGACTTACGCCGATAGTCGTTTCAATATTGATAAGATTGCACATCAGTGGGAAACCATGCTTCTTACGCTGAAGGAACAGTATCCAGTCGGTTCTAGAGGCATCCCTAAGAAAATGTTCAGATATAACACATGATAGTATCAACAACACCCCTCCGAATTAGTTTTTTCGGAGGGGGATCGGATATTCCCCAGTATTACAATCAATGTGTCACTAAAAATCCTGGGATGGTCATTTCGACTACCATCGATAAGAATATACAGATTGCTCTGAACAAGTGTCAAACTAATCACATCAGAGCGGTCTATTCAGAGATGGAAGTTGTTGACAAGGTTGAACAGTTGAGACACAATCGTATCAGAGAAGCCTTGAAATATTTCAACATCAAAAACAACATCGAGATTTGTAGTTTCTCCGATGTTCCTACAAAAGGTACAGGTCTTGGTTCTTCTTCGACTTTCACCGTAGGATTGTTGAAAGCATTGTATGCTCATAAGGTTCTACTTCATAACAAAAGAGATCTTGCAGAGGCTGCTTGTGAGATTGAAATTGATATCTGTGGAGAACCAATCGGCAAGCAAGATCAGTATGCAGCAGCATATGGTGGGTTCAATGTCATTCGGTTCGATTCGTCCGGCGTTGAAGTCACTCCTCTGAATATTGGGTCGGCAGTTCTCCGTAAGCTGAACGACAACCTTATGTGCTATTCTACAGGCATAAGTAGAAGCACAACAGACATCCTTGCCGATCAGGTCAATAACATCAGTAACGATGTTGACGCGTTCGATAATACAACCAGATTGGTATACCTCGCTAAACAGGCGCTCGGTTATCTGGAAAAAAACAAGATTGATGACTTCGGAGCTTTGTTAGACGAAGCCTGGAAAACCAAAAAGAAGTTATCAAACAAAATCTCAAATTCCGATATTGACTTCATGTATCAGAGAGGTATGAGTGCTGGCGCTCTCGGCGGAAAGCTTCTTGGTGCTGGCGGTGGTGGCTATATGCTATTCTACGTTCCAGAATCTAGTCGAGGATCAGTTTCTCTCGCGATGCGCGAATACAAAAGATTCAATTTCAACTTTACAGATCAGGGAAGCACAGCTGTAACATTATGATTTCTGCATCAAATTCTTTTTCCAATTACGCTGTAAAACTTTACGCTGCAGCCATGGCTGTAGATCAAACAAAAATCGATGAAGCATATGGGCTGCTTCTGAGAAATATGGACAACGTGGTAATCTTCGGTAACGGAGGATCTGCCGCTATCGCTGATCACTTCTGCGCTGACTTCGTAAAAGGTGTTCGCTCGGATACTGATCTAAAACCGAAGTGCACGAGCCTTACAAGCAATGGTCCTCTATTGACTGCTCTGGCTAACGATATGAGTTACCTCGATATCTTTCAGAATCAAATCTCTTACCATAGACCGTCCCTCGCTATAGCAGTTTCTTCTAGCGGTAATTCTACGAATATTACGCGTGGGCTACAATTTGCCAACTCTATTGGAACGAAAACGATCGCTCTCGTGGGGTTTGATGGAGGAAAAGTTTTGGAGGATCACCTGGCGGACGTGGTGATTCATGTTGATGCAAATAACTACGGAATTGTAGAAGACACTCATATGATGATCTTACATTCTCTTGTTCAAAAGATTAGAACAGATCATTCGATTCAGGGAAATAATCTAAAACTCTAAATAGTCCTTGACTAATACAAAAAATCAGGTATAATAAACTTATGGATGCTGCAAACAATATCATCGTGTTTCCTGGAAAGAACCTTCGAGGTCCTCAAACTATCGAGGAAGTCGTAGACAATCTTGACATGGTTCGTCAAGTTCACATTCAGGAAACCCTTGAGCTCGTAGTTCCTAGATTGTTTGAAAGCTTTTCAGTTGCAGGATTTCAACCTGACGAAGATGACGAAGAAAAATATATGAAGCACGGAGCTTTGATTGTAGAAGCTGCCAGATCTTTTCTTTGTAAGGTTTCTGGCTTGCCTCATCCATTGCAGCTCATTGCAGAGAATCTCTTCGATCAAGTCGATGAAGATGGTAATCTAGAAGTTTCCGACAAGATTAAGATTGTGATCACACCAAAGGAAGGAAAGAGCTAAGGCTCGCATACAATGATTATTCTTGATCTTTCTCAGGTTATGCTGAGCAATATTATGGTCCAACTTGGTAATCATACCAATGCGGAAATTGAGGAAGGTATGGTTCGCCATATGGTCCTAAACTCTATCCGATCTTTCAAGGCTAAGTTCGGAGAAGAATACGGCGAGTTGATTATCGCTTGCGATAACAAAAACTATTGGCGCCGACAACTGTTCCCCTATTACAAAGCGAATCGCAAGAAGAGCCGAGAGACTTCCGAGCTTGATTGGAAGGCTATCTTCGATTGCTTGCATAAGATTCGTGAGGAACTCAAGCTCGTTTTCCCCTACCGTGTTATTGACGTTGAAACTGCAGAGGCTGATGATATCATCGGCACACTTTGTCGTGAATTCGGTGATTATCAGAAGATCCTTATTCTGTCTGGCGACAAAGACTTCGTTCAGTTGCAGCGTTACATCAACGTTCGTCAGTATAATCCTGTACTGAAGAAGTTCATCACTCATAACAACCCGGAACAGTTCCTAAAGGAACATATCATCAAGGGTGACGCTGGCGATGGAATTCCGAACTTCCTCAGCCCTGATAACTGCCTGGTTGTTGGCGAACGTCAGAAGCCCATCAGTTCTAAGAAGCTCGAAGTCTGGGTCAATCAAGAACCAGAACGTTTCTGCACGGAGTTGATGCTGCGTAACTACAAGCGCAATGAGCAGCTGATTGACCTGACTAAGATTCCCGACTACATTGTCTGTAGCATCATGGAGAGTTTTGATCAGCAGCAAGGTAAGAAGCCTAACAAGCTGATGGATTATTTCATCGCTAATCGACTTAAGAATCTTATGGAAAATATCGGAGACTTTGTATGAAACTAAGTGTTGCTGAAATTCTAAAGAAAGCATCAGAGATCACAGACGAAAACCAGCGTATTGACTGGCTTCGTAAAAACAACAGCGTTGCCTTAGAGAGTATGCTTCGTGGAGCGTATGATCCTAAGATCGTTTGGCTACTACCGGAAGGAGCTCCTCCGTATAAGGCGAATGATCTTGTTGATCAACAACATAGACTGTACGCCGAAGCTCGTAAGTTATATCTGTTCATTGAGGGTGGTAATCCAAATCTCAAGCAGCTTCGCCGAGAAGCATTGTTTATTGAGCTACTCGAGACGGTTGACCCAGATGACGCAAAGCTGTTGCTTGCTGTCAAAGAAAAGCATATTCCATATCCCGGTGTGACAAAAGAAGTTGTCGCCAAAGCATTTCCTAATATCCTGTAAGGAGGATGATCAAACTACGATGAGTAAGTCTAAGAATAAGAATTTCAGTAGCCGCCGCGACTGGTATGATGATGAAGAAGATGGTTACAGCTATCAA